AGAAATGTCATGGGAGTTAGCTACTAAGTGGTGGGATTATCTAATGACCCTGCCTTTTATAACCGATAGTATAAAGGATGACCTACCCAGCACAACAAAAGGCTACAAGTCTGGTCTAAAGGTTACAACTGATATGCCAGCCGACAGGATGATGCTAACGTTGTTCCTCCTTAGAGCCCCGCAGTACCAGCCTAACATCGTAAGGGTGTGGGATAGGGTGATGCAACAACATGACACTGACCCTGACACAGCATTAGTAACATCCTTCGCTATCAATAGCCAACAAACTAGTGATATAATAGACACCGAAAGCTTTAACCCTAAATGCTCACCTTTAGATTCAATATCCCCTTTGTATTCTTGTGAGAGCACTATCGTATACCCTCAGTACTTTAGCATAATCGGTGCTAAGATAATGCTTAATAGATTACTGTGCGATGACTACGATAAAGAACTCTTCGGTGGTACACAAGATTACTTCAAAGATAAAAGTCACTACAATCGGTACGCTACTACAGATCCCAAAGCTTTAGGTAGGTTCTTCTGTAAGAAACCCGCTTCATCATACCGGACAGGTAACCTTCAAGCCCTTGTAGCTAAGGATATACTAGGGTTAGAAGATGTAAGCAAGCATAGTAACCTAGACTATAGAAGACGACATGAGCTAACAATGGACAAAGAACAAATAGCCCAACTCATAAAGTTAATTGAATCTTAAGGGAGTTAACATGCTACATAAATCTAAATTGGAAAACGTAACAGTGGGTGCAGACCCTGAGGTATTCGTAGCGAATCATACCGGTACCATAACATCTGCTATAGGTAACGTAGGTGGTAGTAAAGATTTCCCTCGTACAGTAACAGACGGTGGTGTTCAAGAAGACAATGTGCTAGCAGAATTTAACATCAACCCTGCCAGTAATAAGATAGAGTTCCTTTACAATATGAACTCTGTTATGTCATCTCTTAAAAACATCTTAGAAAACAAAGACTTACAACCAGTCATCATTGCTAGTCACATGTTCGACAAAGGTGAACTCGAAAGCTATGGCCCTATGGCTATGGAATTTGGTTGTAGTGCTGAGTGGAATGCTTGGAGTGGACGTGAAATGCCAAGACCTCAAGGCTCTAAGGTTAACCTAAGAACTGCAGGTGGTCACGTACATGTAGGCTATGATGACCCCAACAAAGCAGACAGTATCGCTCTCGTTAAGATGCTAGACTTTGTACTAGGCTTACCATCTATCGAGATAGACCCTGACAATCAAAGACGTAAGTTGTATGGTAAAGCAGGATCAATGAGATACAAACCTTACGGTGTCGAGTATAGATCTCTCAGTAATTTCTGGTTAAGCTCTGATGATCTCATGTCTTGGGTGTACGACACTACCCTATGGGCCACTAGCAATCTAGGTATGTTACCTGAGTTCCTAGAGTTAGTGGATAATAAAACTCTTAACAAAGTTATTAATAAGAGTGACAAACAATCTGCTCGTGCAATCATAGATGAGCTAGGGATACAGAGGATTGCTTAATGGACAATCCATTCAAGAATATTAACGCTAGAGATGTAAGCGGTACTTACTTAGACACTTACATTCAAATTAAAACAAGAGACGATGATGACTACTACCCTGCTCAGTTGATAAACGTCAACCAAGAGGTAGATGAATGTGTACTAAGCTTTAAGAGATTCAATGAAGATATCTTTATCGTAGGTAAGGATGATCCTAAAGTTAAGTACAAGTTCCAATGGCCTGAGTTAGGTATGGTTAACGTGAGAGATCATGTGTGTTTTGTCAAGAGGATAGCACAACGTCAATGGAAGAAAGGGTTAAGACTATCTAACCTAGCTACCACTGTCTTTGACTCTACTATACTTGAAGAGTTATCCTTTACTTCTGAAAGATACAGATCGAGTAGCTTTAATTCAGAAGATATACAACTACTGTATAGCCCTAAGTACACACCCTACATGCAAGCCATAGAATCTGTTAGCTCTGGCAGTAGTGTAGCTAGAGCAATCTCATCTAACTTTTGTATCTCTAATCGATTTGGTGTAATGACACCACTGTTATACTATAAGAAGCATGCTGTTGGTATCGTAAAAGACAACAGTATATCTATAGTACCAGAGGTAAGCCACATTATTCCTATACTAAAGAGGGTTGTCCCAAATGGATTCCACAATTCAATCACTGTGGCAGCACAGCGAAGCAGTACCTTATAAAAATGATAAGACTAAGACAGGTGCACTACTATCTAACACTAGGATAGGTGTCGAAGTTGAAGTAGAACAGATGCAAAGAATGATAAGCGTACCCGGATGGCGTTGCACTACTGACGGATCTCTCCGTGAGAATGGCGTTGAGTTTGTATTCAAGGGGCCTATTGGTGGTGCTGGTGCATGTCGTAGACTGGTAGCACTAGACAAAGCGTTGACATCTATGCCTCAAAAGAACTTCTCAGCACGTACCTCTGTGCATGTTCACGTAGACGTTAGAGATATGACTTGGAACGAACTTCTAAACCTAGTGATACTGTATGCTATGGTAGAACCTTACCTGTTCAGTGTCTGTGGTCAAGAGAGGGATGAGAGTATCTACTCCTTGTCTCTGTATCGTGGTCAAGACCAAGTGTCTAAGCTAATAAACCTAATAGAAAACGGGCCTGAGTTCTTAACGTCACGTAACTGGACTAAGTACTCTAGTGTAAACCTGTTGTCTGTCATTAACTTTGGTTCCTTAGAGTTCCGTGGTCACCGTGGTACATGTGATAGCGGTACCCTTATCAATTGGATCAACCACCTCTTGTCTCTAAAGATGTGGGTTCAAATGTATAGCAACAACCTGTCAGACTTACCTAAACTACTGAGTACTAGCGGTCACATCGCAATGCTTAGAGAAGTCTTTGGTGATAAACTATTAGTGCCTAACATAAAAGCTGCTAATCGTGTACGTAGTAAGATATATGAAGGCGTGTGGGTAGCTGAAGATATAATACACCACACTAAAATGAACAGAACCCACCGTAATCTAATAGAATCATTACAAGGTGGCAACCAATTGGATAAGATAAAGGATAAATTATGTGCGGTCTAGTAGGTGTAGTATCAAACAGTCTTAATTTTCAAACGAACAAAGTGTTTAAGCAACTGTTATATATGGATGCCCTTAGAGGCCCTCATAGTACTGGTGTTGCTACTGACAATAAAGATAACGAAGTAAGTGTGTATAAACGTGCACTGACATCAAGTGATTTCTTACAGTTAGATGCAGCCAACAACTTGATCAATAGTATATCGGGTAGCTTCTTGATGGGTCACAACAGGTACGCAACCCAAGGTAGTATCAATGATGACAACGCACACCCATTCACCTATGGTAACGTGACTCTATGCCACAACGGTACCTTGACTGATCAAACTACACTACCAGATCATGAAGACTTTGAAGTGGATAGTGAAAATATTGCATGGGCTATGGGGTTAGCAAAAGAACCTAAAGAAGTTATAAGTAAACTTCACGGTGCCTTTGCTTTGACTTGGTACAATGACCATGAACTTAAGTTCTATATAGTACGCAACAGTGAACGGCCTATGTGGTATGCTATAGATAAAGACAAAAGTAATTACTACTATGCTTCTGAAAGATTCATGCTCGAGGCAGCTCTAACTAGAAACAGTATCAAGTATGACATCAAAGAAGTTAAGGTTGGTGAACTGCTTACCTTCGATATGTCTAAGACTAAGATAGAACTTACTATTAGTACTGTTAAGTTAGCACCTAAGAAAGTAATAGCTAGACCTTCGTATCAATCATGGAACGTTAAAGGTTATAAAACAGCAAACCCTCTATCGTCTTACAACCTTAAGATAGGGGACGAGATTGAGTTCTACACACACGGGTTACCTGATGTTGTATCATCTAAAACTTTGGGTACCCTACTGGGTGTAAGTACTTGCAAAGTACCTATGACTATCAAGTGCTATGCACAACCCAATGACTCTATTGCTGGGTACTACACAGGCATAGTACAATCTGTTATTAATGATAAAGGAAAAGATATCCTTATCATAAAAGAACCTTGGCTAGCAGAGATCATAGAGGGTGATGTTAACAACGTAGGTAGGCCTGAAATCGTAGATAAAATACTATCAAAAGACGCTGCGCTAGCGTCAACCATAAACCAAAGGGCATTTAGATGAATAAACTATTAGTACTTCCATACAAATCATCCAGTAAATCTGCTGTTGTAATAGCTGGTGAACTGGGTTGTAAAAGAATGAACCTGACTAACTCAAGGGTAGTTGATAACCCTAACACTAGCATCATTAACTGGGGTAACTCAACAACTAACCTGTCACACTTACCCTCTGTTAAAGTGTACAACGTATCAGAGAACGTAAGGTTAGCATCTCATAAGTTAGATTTCTTTAAGGCTATCACACAGTACAACGATGCCAATCAAGATAGCCCTGTGTCTATACCAGACTGGACATCTAAGGTCAGTGTTGCAAGACGATGGTACACTGAAGGTAACGATGTAGTTGTACGTAACGTAATGCAAGGTCACTCTGGTGATGGCCTTGAGTTGATAAGCTATGACGAAAGTATACTTGCTAAGGATGCTGTACCTAAGGCACCTCTGTACACTAAGTATATAAAGAAGAGAGACGAGTACCGTGTCCATGTTGTAGGCCGAGAGGCTATCTTCTTACAACGTAAAGCCCCAAAATATAGTGATAGTCGTATCGTTGACTACCAGATACGTAACGCTTCTAATGGATTCATCTTCGTAACTGAAGGCTTAACCCCTAATCCTCTTGTAGAATCTGAGGCTGTTAAAGCTGTTGTTGCATTGGGCTTAGACTTCGGAGCTGTAGATGTTATATGGAATGAAAGACGTGGTAAAGCTACTGTGATAGAAGTCAACACTGCGTGTGGGTTAACAAGCAATAAGGGTATCGAACGATATAAGAGAGCCTTAAATTCTATGTTAACCAATGAAGCTCAAATAAAATGGAATCAAGTTTTACCTATCGATAGCTATGAAGAGATGACCGAAGACCTTAACACCATGTTTAATGAGGTACACGCTAAGAACACTTTCCTTCGTAGAACTTCACAGTTACTAACAACCTCAGCCTGTAATGAAATGATAACCGATGACTCTCTTGGATGCTCAGTAATATTATCTGATGTCATTAAAAGTTATATAATTGATTATGTTTTAGCAGGTGGTACTGAGAATGGAGCTAACAATTACCATACAATATCAGAGCTATCAGGTCAAGCCTGTTGCTTTGAACTTTACGATTGGCATGATGCAGAAGACACATGTCGTGTGCTGTTCTTCCCTAGGTCAGATGATAACTTACGGTTCCACATAGAACTAGACCTACCTACTAGTCAAATACATTTAGTGGAGTGTTAATATGTTAAATGATTTGTATAAGGTAGCAGTATACGGTACACTACGTAAAGGTAATGGCAACAACGTACTGTTGTCTAACTCTAAAATGGTAGGTACTGTATTCACTGCACCTAACTATCAAATGTTTTCCTTAGGTGGGTTCCCCGGTATCCGATCAGGTAACAAAAGAGTTCTCGTAGAAGTGTACGAGGTAGACGATGCAACCCTCTCTCGCTTGGATAGGTTAGAGGGGTACCGTGGTGAGGGTGAGAGTAACTTCTACGAAAGAGAACTCACTGAGACAGCCTTAGGTACCACATACATCTACACACTAGACGATGATAGGTACGATAAGTGCCCGACCATTGAGTCTGGTAACTGGAATGAACATAAAGAAGTAAGACTTAAAGATTTAATCTAAAGCAATAGCAACATAAGTCAAGAGAATTCAAACTATTTAATTCTACATAAGGTAATAAAATATGACCGCAATTCTTGGAACTTCAATCATCCGTGATGTAACTCTTAACTATGTCAAAGTAGATCCTGATAGCCCCACTGATCCGTTTGGAACCTTACAATGGGAGTGTCAACTAGTAGTACCCGCAGATAGAAGCGAAGAACTTAGTGGATTTGGTAACGTTAAGCCAGTAAAAGATGATCCAAGTCGAGTTGCTATCAACCTGAAACGTAAAGCTGTACGTAAAGATGGGGAAGCTAACGACCCTGTCCAGCTAGTCGATGGTAAGAAGCAAAAGATTGACGCTAAGATTAAGATTGGCAATGGATCTAAAGGTAATGTTAAAGTATATCGTAGAGAATACGATGTAGCTGGTCGTCAGGGTATATCTACTATCCTAACTGCAATCCAGATCACTGACCTAATCGAGTACACTGGGTCAGTTGACTTTGATATTGATGATTCAGAAGCAGATGACACTCAGTTCTAAGTACTAATAGTTTATGTCTCATGTCTTAAACTAAGTACCCAAACTGGGATAAGATTATCAAGGACTATATGATAATTCTTATAACACTATTCTTTGGCGTGTTAATACTACTAGATCTACGTGATAAACGTAGGTAGAACGCCATAGATTAGAACCTAAGAGCCCTTCTCAACTTAGCAATAGGTTGGGAGGGGTTTCTTTTATCTGTCTTACAACGGAACTGAGAGGTGTTGTGTAGGATTCTAGGCAATTAAGTACCTTATAGAGGGCACCCTAGAAGGAGGATACAATGTCTACTGAAGAGAAAGTCTTTACTCAAGAAGATGTAAACGAAGGTAAGAAGAAGATACACCCTAACTCATTAGCTAATCTTAAACCAAGACATGATAAACAACACATGGAAATGATGTGTAAGAAAGCTGATGAAGCTAGGTTAAAGAATGATCTAATGAAAGAACAAATGAAAGATGTTCTTAAGTTAGTTAACAACCTATCTGATAGCCTAATGGATTCAATCCCTAAAGGTTTAACTGTTATGAAACTAGCTATGATCAAAGCAATTAGTGCTGATGATATGGTTGAAGCTTCAAGGTTAGCATCTATAGTAGCTGAGTATGAGCAACCTAAACTTCAACGATCAGAAACAATCAACACTAACTTTGATTACACTGACTTAACAGATGAAGAACTGAAGGCAGAGATGGATAGGATAAGTGGTAGCAGTAACGAAACAGGGGCCTAGTGCCCCTCTTTTTATTGCAGCACCGACACCTGACTACATGCATTTTTCGGCAACCGACACCTGCTTACATGCATTTTTAGACAAACCTTTGTGAGGACACAAACGTATGAGCATTAAACTATTTAATAAATTAATTACCTGTGAGTTTAGATCAGGCACTGGTATTGACATTGAGTTCTGTGACAGCAGACCTGTGTGGGTATTCAACGAGGAGAAGCAAGAGGTAATCGCTATGCCTTTCGAAGGGATAGTTATAATGTTACCTTGTATGGTGATCACTTGGGGTAACGTATACACAGAAGAGTATCTCGGAGAAGAAAAATAATGGCTAGCTATATTATAAGGTTAAATGATTCAGAAGATAAAGAGTCAGTCTCTGTTAGTATAGAGTCTGATGGTCTTCATCTTGCAGAGGAGGATAGTAAAGCGTTTCAACTATCTGCTTATGCGTTAGATTGTATTCAATCATTAGAGGAGAAGGCTAAAAATGCAACCCACTGATAAACAAAGCACACTGATACAACGTGGTAACAGGTACGGATCCTTTGAAACCCAGAGTGAACTGTGTCAAAGATTAAAGCATGCAATGAGAGGTCACTCTGGTTGGTGCAATCTCAATGAAGCTCAGCAAGAATCAATTGAAATGATACAGCACAAGGTTGCCCGTATTATTAATGGTGATCCTAACTACGCTGATAGCTGGCATGACATCTCCGGTTACGCAACACTAATAGAAAACATGTTAGATAAAAAGGATTAGCTATGTCCGGTAAGGGTTCAAGGCCACGGCCTATGAAAGAAAAAGAAGCGTACTCTAAATCATGGGATGCTATCTTCGGTAAGAAAGACAAACCTAAGAAAGCAGTAGAGCCCTCCGGGCTCCTAAAAGGTGAGGATAAAGATGCAGAAGATAAAGATAATTAAATGTAATGATAGTCACAAGTGGTACAGTTCTCTTGTTGGACAGACAGTACCCTTAATATCTGTAGAGTCTAATGAATATATGTCTAAAGAACCTGCAGGTTACATAAACTTTGTAGCTAAGGATGATGCTGTGCTAGTAGACATAGCATATAAGACATGTACTAAGTGCAGAGTTAAGAAAGATGAGACTGAGTTCTCTATGGAAAGCGGCAGAGGGTATCGTAAGACATCTTGTAGGCTGTGCGTAAGGTCTGTGTCTAAGGTAAGGGATGCACTTCATAAAGAAATGGGTACACCTCCTGATGGCTACGAGTGTCCTATCTGTTTAAGAAACGAAGGGGAAGCTGCAGGTTGTGGTGGTGTAAACAAATCCCCTTGGGCTTTGGATCATGATCACTTGACCAGTAAGTTTAGAGGGTGGCTATGCCACTCATGCAATAGAACATTAGGTGGACTGAAGGATGACTTCGGTGCTCTTAATCGTATAAGAACATATCTAAAGAAGGGAAGAGAATGAACACATCTAACAAAATCCTATCAGACATAACTGTCTTCAGCAAGTATGCAAAGTACATACCTGAGTTGGAGCGTAGGGAAACTTGGGATGAGCTAGTAACACGTAACAAAGAAATGCATATGCGTAAGTACCCTACTATGGTAGACGAGATTGAGTCTGCATATAAGTTTGTCTATGATAAGAAAGTACTACCTTCTATGAGAGCCTTGCAATTTGGTGGCACACCTATCGAGCTGGCACCTAACCGAATATATAACTGTGCCTACCTACCAGTAGAAAGTATAGAATCTTTTGCAGAGACTATGTTCCTACTACTTGGTGGTACTGGTGTGGGTTACTCAGTGCAACGTCATCACACTCGTAAACTACCTGAAGTATCAGGGCCTAAGGTACGCAAGCGTAGGTTCCTTGTGTCAGATAACATTGAAGGGTGGGCTGATGCAGTCAAGGTTCTATGTGAGTCCTACTTTAACGGCACTATGGATGTAGAGTTTGACTACCGTGACATCCGACCTAAGGGTGCTATGCTTATCACTACTGGTGGTAAAGCACCGGGGCCTCAGCCTCTTAAGGATTGCATACACAAGCTCAGGTCTACACTTGATGAGGCTATTGGTCGTAAGCTTACTGCACTAGAAGTCCATGACATGATGTGCTTCATCGCTGATGCTGTGCTTACAGGTGGTATACGTAGGGCAGCTATGATCTCCTTGTTCTCTATGGATGACGCAGACATGCTTGCTTGTAAGGCTGGTAACTGGTGGGAAGAGAACCCTCAACGTGCTAGGTCTAACAACTCAGCAGTAATGCTTAGACATAAGATTACTAAGGAAGCTTTCGAGAAGCTATGGAAACGTGTAGAGCTATCAGGTTCAGGTGAGCCGGGGATTTACTTTACTAATGATAAAGACTGGGGCACTAACCCTTGCTGTGAGATTGGCTTACGTCCATACCAAATGTGTAACCTCACTGAACTCAATGCTTCTAATGTTACATCACAAGAAGACTTGAACAGTAGAGCACGAGCAGCTTCTCTAATTGGTACGTTGCAAGCAGGGTACACAGACTTCCATTACCTACGACCTGAATGGCAAGAGACTTGTCAACGAGATGCACTCATTGGTGTAGGCCAAACAGGCATTGGGTCTGGTGCTGTACTTAAGTTTAACTTAGAGGAAGCGGCACTTGAAGTTGTTAACGAAAACAAAAGAGTGGCTAAGCTGTTGGGAATTAATTCAGCTGCGAGATGTACCACGGTTAAGCCTAGTGGCACTAGTTCTTGTGTGCTCGGTAGCAGTAGTGGTATTCATGCTTGGCATAACGATTACTATATCCGTAGGCAACGGGTTGGTAAGAACGAAGCACTCTATCAGTACTTTGCTGAGAACCATCCTGAGTTGGTGGAAGACGAGTACTTTAATCCACAAGAACAAGCAGTGATTGAGATACCGCAGGCAGCACCACCTAACTCTATCCTAAGGACAGAGAGTCCAGTTGAATTGCTTGACAGAGTACGTAAGTACAATGTAGAATGGGTAGCTCCGGGTCACATCGAAGGGCAGAACTCTCACAATGTATCATGTACTATCTCTGTTAAGGATGATGAGTGGGAGCTGGCTGGTGAGTGGATGTGGAAAAACCGATACACCTTTAATGGTATCGCAGTACTACCATACAACGGTGGCACCTATGTGCAAGCACCCTTCGAAGACATCTCCGAAGAGCGTTACCGTATCATGGAGTCTGCACTTACAGGTATCGATCTAACTCAAGTGAAAGAAGTAGAAGACAAGACAAACCTCAGTGGTGAGGCTGCTTGTGCAGGTGGAGCTTGCGAAGTAACTTTCTAATCTAACATAACGACCTGAGTATAGTCATTAAACTTCTCGCAGAGGATACAAGATGAGTAAGTATATATTTGACATAGAAACCAATGGCCTATTCCCTGATAAGATCTGGATGCTAGTCATGCAAGACATAACAACAGAGGAAGTCTACTCTTATTCTGATTACAATGATAAGCTACCCCCACTAACTGAAGGTCTTGATAGGCTTAGCAATGCTAAGATCATAGCAGGCCACAACGTTATTGGGTTTGACTTACCTGTAATGAAGAGACTACTAGGGTGGGCACCATCTGATAGCACTAAGATATGGGATACATTCCTTATGTCTCAGCTATGCAAGTACCAACGTGGTCACCTGCATGGTCTTAAAGGATGGGGTGGTTTCTTTGAGTACCCTAAAGGTGATCATGAGGACTGGTCTTGTTACAGTGATGAGATGCTAACGTACTGCATACGAGATGTTGAGCTTAACCTTAAGGTATACCAACGTGTATCTAAGGAAGCTTCTATCTTAATGAAGCAGAACCCTATGTTCCTACAGGCTCTTGAACTAGAGCATGACTTTGCATTAGTGAATGCAGAGATCACTGAGAACGGATGGAAGTTTAACATGCGTAAGGCTGAGAGTTTATACGAAGAGATACTAGATCGTATGGAACACATTGAAGATGTGCTCAACCCTCAGCTTGGTACTGTAGCTGTCATGCGTGGTAACCGTGAGGTCGATCAGATAATTAAGAAGGATGGGTCTTACTACAAACGTGTAATTGATTGGTTCGAATTAGCTGAGGACATCAAGGCATCTGATGGTAACATCGCAGGCCCCTATACTCGTGTAGAGTTTAAGGAAGTTAAGCTTGGTCAGATGGATGAGGTTAAGAAGTTCTTACTAGATAAAGGATGGAAGCCTGATGACTGGACTGTTAAGAAGATCAACGGTACATGGATAAAGCAAAGCCCTAAGCTTACTGATAGTTCCTTGAAACCCTTGGGTGAGATAGGTACATACATCAGTGACTACTACATGCTACGCAATAGATTAGCTACTGTTGAAGGGTGGATAGCTTCAGTCAATGACGAAGAGAAGTTCAATGATGGTAGGTTGCATGGCAGTATGTTTACCATTGGCACTCCTTCTTTTAGATGTAGACATAGGACTATCGTAAACATACCGGGGGTCTATGCACCCTATGGTAAAGAGATGCGTAGCCTACTGACATGTGAGAAAGGAAGTAAGGTTGTTGGTGCTGACTCCGCAGGTAATCAGTTCAGAGGTCTATGTCACTACATCGGTGACGATAAGTTTACCAATGAAGTTATTAACGGTGATGTTCATCAGCGCAATGCTGACATCTTAGGTATCAGTAGACCACAGGCTAAGACATTCATCTATGCCTACCTATTCGGGGCTGGGCCTGCTAAGCTAGGGGAAGCTATCTCTGGGAAGAAGTCTGCTAAGATTGGTAAGGAAGCTGATGCTACCTTTAAGGCTACCTTGCCGGGGCTTAAGGTTCTTAAGGATACTTTGGAAGATGAGTTCAGAATGTCTATGATGAAGACAGGTCAGGGCTTTATCATGGGGGCTGATGGTCGTAGGGTTATGGTAGCTTCCGAGCACCAGACACTTAACTACTTACTGCAAACTCTAGAAGGTATTACTTGTAAGGCTGCACTTGTGTATGCGTACAAGAAGATTAAAGAACTTAACCTCGATGCTTACCCAGTCTTGTTCTATCATGACGAGGTTGCATTCGTAGCTAAAGAAAGCGATGCAGAAGCAGTTAAAGAAATCTGTGTTGAAGCTTTTAGAGAAGCACCTAAGAGTGTAGGTGTTATGTGTATGGATGGTGATGGACAAATAGGAGACAGCTATGCTGACGTTCACTGATGATCACGAAGAGAAGTTTGAGTTTGACAAATGTTTTATAGACGGGGACTCGATGCTGTACAGAATAGCGTACACCACCGACTCAGATGCTCAAGCACAAAGCACCTTAGACCTAGCACTACTAGCTGTAATGAGAGATACTAACTCAGCGAAAGGTTATGTAGCTGTGAAAGGTAAGGGTAACTTCCGTCATGACATGGCTGATGATTACAAAGCTAACCGTAGTAAGACTGAAATGGATCCTCGGGTTAAACAAAACCTTAATAACTTGTATCAATACTGCTGGGATACTGGATGTGTCCAAGCGCATGGGTGTGAGGCAGATGACTTGGTTTCTATCTGGGCTACCGAAGCAGAAGAAGCAGGCGACTCATTCGTCATATCCCACGTTGATAAAGATATTGATATGGTTCCGGGTTGGCACTACAACTTTAACAAGAAAAGTATGTATCATGTTGACGAAGAGAAAGGCCACTACCTACTGTGTAAGCAGTTGCTAACTGGTGATTCTTCTGATAACATACAGGGTCTTAGAGGTGTAGGCCCTAAGACTGCAGAGAAACTGTTAGCTAACGTAAGTAAGGACGATATGCTGGATGTAGTTAGGAAGTCTTGGAGGGAGAAACACCCAAGAGACTGGAAGGAAAAGCTTCAACTCTGCTTCAACCTAATCTATATGCGTAGATCATTTGACGGTTTCAAGGCACTGACTATTGAAGAAGTGTATGGAGAGGGTAGACTTAGATGACTAAACAAAACTTAGGGCATTGGGAGTACGGAGGTTCTCCCTTTGATCCTGATAGTTACTTCGGGTTTATATACCTGATTACATGCACACACCCTGAAGAACCTAAGAGGTACATAGGTCGTAAGCAATTCCATATGTACCGCAAGGGTAAAGACAGGACTGTGTCTAACTGGAAAACTTATAGCAGTTCATCTAAACATATTAACAAGATGATACTAGACTACGGTAGCGATAACTTTAAGTTTGAGATACTACAATTGTTTGAAACTAAAGGTGGCTTGTCAGCAGGTGAGGTCAAGGTTCAATGGGAACTTGATGTGCTTACTCAGAAGTATACCGATGGTACTCCTGTCTTTTTAAACAGACAGATAGGAGCAATTAAGTTTATCCCTAAGGAAGAAGTTAATGAGCGAACAAGAGAGCGACTCCAAGGTATCGCCTTTGGAATTAGAGAAGAACGGGAAAGTCAAGAAAGCCTCAAGGATTCAGAGGAAGAAGTTGTCACAAGCCAAGAGAAGGCTAGTAAAGAATCTTAAAGAGGAACGGTGGTCTTAATGAAAACCAAAGATAGATTTGTAAAACATATGCCATGCAAACACTGTGGTTCTTCTGATGCGGTAGGTATGTACTCCAATGGGATTGGTACATGCTTCCAGTGTAAGAAAACTACATTCGAAAATGAAAGAGAATATACCATGCAAGAATCACATGCTAGACCGCACATAATTTATCCACCAAAACAAGTTGAAGACTTATCAACTATTACTTCCTACGACACAAGAGGTGTACAGGAAAGAGGTATAACTAAGCAGGTTGCAGCCCACTTTGGTATGAGGGTTTCATATAATGCTGACGGGACTATCGAGTCCCACTACTACCCATACACTAAGAAGAATAAGATAGTTGCGTACAAGATTCGTAACTTACCTAAAGACTTCAGAGTTAAGGGAGACTTCTCTGACATTGATCTGTTTGGTCAATCAACTTTCACCCAAGGTGGGAGATCACTGACTATCACAGAGGGTGAGCTAGATGCTATGGCAGTGGCTCAATCAAATCTATCAAACGGGAATACAATATATCCCGTGGTATCCCTACCTTCTTCAAGCAACCTCAATCCCCTCATAAAGAATCGTGAGTGGATAAGAACATTCGATACAGTTGTATTGATGTTTGATCAAGATGATGCAGGAGAGAAGGCAGTAGAGAATGCAGCTAAGATCATTGGCTGGGATAAGGTAAAGGTAGCTAGTCTACCTGAAAATGATCCATGCGAAACTTTAATTAAACATGGGCCTAAGGCATTAGTAAGTGCGTTCTGGTCTGCTCAGCCATACACACCGGCTGCAGTAGTACGAGGCGAAGCCATATGGGAAGAGTATGTTAAGCGCAAGACAGTTGAATCAGTGCCGTACCCTAGTTGTCTTAGTGGTTTGAATGACAAGCTAGGTGGTATGAGACATGGTGAGATAACATTGTTCACCTCAGGTACTGGGTCAGGCAAGTCCACTATGATTAAAGAAATTATTTTACAACTGAAGGAAGAAACAGAAGATAACATAGGGGTGATATCACTAGAAGAATCTATTGGTGACTCAGCCCAGAAGTTTATTCAAATGTTTGTACCGGAAGAACCAACCGAAGAGCAGGAGCGAAAAGCATTTGATGATGTATTTGGAGATAACCGTATCATTCTCCTTGATCATAACGGCGCTGTATCTGATTCTTCTCTTATAGATCAAATAGAGAACTTGTGTCTATTAGGATGTAAGCACTTGGTGCTTGATCACATTACTATTGCAGTGTCAGAAGGCACTAACGGTAAGACAGGTAACGAAGCTATCGATACTATCATGTCTGACTTGTTAAAGATTGTTAAGAAACATAATGTCTGGTTGGGTATCATATCCCACCTACGTAAGTCTCAAGGTAAGTCCTTTGAAGAAGGGCACCTTGCTTCTATCGATGACATCAAAGGTTCAGGTTCAATCAAACAAATCAGCTTTGATATTGTAACGTTTGCTCGCAACCTAATAGCAGAGAACGAAGATGAAAGAAATACCATACACCTTAGAGTACTGAAGTCTAGATTTACAGGGCTTACAGGTGATTGTGGTTCAGCATACTATGACCAGAAGACTAAACGTCTGAAGGGTCAGATAGATTTCTTAGACTACAAAGCAGGAGTGTAAATGGCTAACGCTATACATGCTGTAGCTCAGTACATAAGAAGCAATAGAGAAGGTGCCCGAGGTAGGAATCACTCGGGTATCGAACTCTTAAACAGGCATATGGATTACGGTATAGAATACGAAGAGCTTGTTATCTGTGCAGTACAGGCAGCTCAAAGCTTGTTCCTTAGATCCCGTAACGCTAGTAGTAGAAGCTTCAAGTTAACAGCAACATCAACATCAATAGGTTTATCTGTGGTCTCTAGGATAGGGATCAGGAACAGTACCTATACAGAGTTATTCTCAGTTGGTGATCTGTTTGTCGAAGCCTTACTACAACTTAAGTACCTTGAGATCGAGAGAGAGTACGAAGGTTACCGAGCACCGTATGTAATATTCTTAACAGAGAAGTGGGAAGACTTAGGTGAGATACCTCCAGAGTTTGATAAGGCTACACTGAGTGGTACTAGCTTTAAGAAATTCCCTAAGATAATTGGGTTAAGAAACCCGATAACCAAGAGGCCGTATATCAAACGTATGACCTCGGAGAGGGACTTTAACCAGTGCCTTGACCAACCCTTTGTGAAAGCTCTAGACAAGCTGCAAGCGTCTGCTTGGCACCTTAACGTAGACCTTGTTAAAGCTCTCAGAGATAACGTCACTAAGTTCTTAGATATGAAAGATAAGACAGACAAAGGTAGGTCTAAAAGAATAGAGATGAAGTTTATCTTAAACAAAGCAAGGGCTATAGGAGACGAAACTTTCTACCAAGCGGTAGAGTGTGACTACAGGGGGCGAGTGTACTACACTGAACCATTCTTAAACTACCAAGGTTCTGACTTAGCCAAAGGTCTCTTTCAGTTTGGCGTAAGTAAACCTATGGATGACAAAGGATTCTTTTGGTTATGTGTACACACTGCATGTTCTTACAACCAGTCGTATACGATAGAGGACTTAGATAAACAATCATGGTTAACAGAAGACTACAAGCAGCACTTAGCAGAAGAAGGATTGGATACTATTTCAGTAGACAAAATGACATTAAGAGACAGAGCACACTGGACAGTACATCATCAGAAGGGACTGATAAACGATGCAACCCTAATGAACTTCAGGATGGAAGCAGAGAAACCAGTATCACTACTAGCTTGCTGTCTTGATCTTAAGGGATATGTAGAATCTGAAGGGGTATACGAGTCTTGTCTACCCATACCTGTAGATGGAAGTAACAATGGATGGCAACACCTAGCTGCTATGTCTAAAGACAGTCAAGCAGGGGCGTTAGTCTCCATAGTACCTCAGCTAATACAAAAGGATTTCTATGTAGAAGTAGCTAAGCGATTGATAGTTAGAATGCCTGAGTGGTTTGAGGGTAGGTCTATGCCAATGAAAGCAATACGTAAAGGAATAGCCAAGCGTGGGTCTATGACTAGAGCTTACTCTGCAGGTCAACGTAAGATAGCAGAAAATATGTTCTATGATTGTAAGACTGAGGGATACAATAAGAAGTACAAGATAAGCAAAGATGACTGCGACAAGCTGTCTAAGAATCTAATTCTTGCTATCAATGATACTTGTGTTGGGCCCTTAAAGACCATGAAGTTCTTACAAAAGATAACTGACTACTCACTAGAGAGTGGACAGACTTGTCTATCGTGGACTACACCATCAGGATTCCCTGTGTTGTATGAGGTATGGAAGCAAAAGAACCTGACACTAAGGGGTACTATCAGGGGCTTAGGGCAGATAGGGCATAGCATCAAGGTGCCTGTACTTACCAGAGAAGGTAAGCCTATCCCATGCCGTAGGTCTTTTGCATCTGGATGTTCACCTAACTTTGTACACTCAATGGATGCAGCACACATGGCTAAGGTAATCGAGTCATTCCCCGGAAGCTTTGGGGCAGTACATGATTCCTTCTCTACACATGCGTGTGACGTTGAGAGATTACTTGAGCATACTAAGTGGCAGTTTGCTATGATGTATAATGTAAGTAACTTCTTTAATCGCATAGAGTCTATGATCCTTGAGGATCGTACAGGTTACTGTGTTAAACAACCAGATCTAGGTGATCTAAAAATAGAAGAAGTCATAAGCTCTGACTATTTCTTTTCTTAATTAAATAAGGATTAATAATGATAATTAAAATGCCCGGTGTCACGGACACTAGTACGCCCTTACTAACAGAAGCTCACTTCGAAACAGAAAAGAAACTTATAGAAGACCTAGGTGATTTGTTAGAAAGTTACAACGGTAAGGTACCTAACCTAGTTATGATTGGTGCCTTGACACTGTATGCAAATATGGTATCATTAGGTTC